TAACAAGTTTTTGTCTTTTAACAAAACCTTCGATAAGTGGTGGAGTATATTCATCATGAATAAATAAACTAGGAACCATATTACTATAAAACTTATTTGCACCTTCTGTAGGGGAAATGATACTACCCACCGGTATATCCCGATGATAATAGAGTATATCTCTGACTAAAAAAGATTTGCCAGTATTACGTTTTCCAAGAAAAACAAGGACTTTATCATCAGCAATACTGGCTGGATCGAATTTTTTAATTTGTAATTGTGGCATTTATATATTCTTTTGAATATTTTTAAAACATTTAACGCGTTTTTAAATGGGAACTGATTAGTTTGGTGAGATTACTGTGTAAATTTATTTAGTAAAAAAATATTAATCATCTTTTTCTGAAGTATATGTTTCGATAGGTGATAAGGTTTCATAAATTATATGCATACCATCAATTTCATTATTTTCAGCTTTTATAAATAATTTTATTAAATCATGTAATGACATTAGTGATTTAAATTCCCATTCCACACCACAATCTGTATTATTGTGTAAAATAGTATTTATCTTAGTTTCTTCTATATTAATCTGACCAATTTCATACTCTATTTCATCTGACATATCCCCAATAACCCATGCAATAAAATTACATACATCACCAAATGCAGATGATCGACATTTATAATAAGTATATTTATTCATTATTTTAAAGATATTTAAAATGTTAATCAAATTTTTTAAAAAAATATATGGTGTCAGTCAAGGATATTACGGAATTAATTTAAAATCATCTGAAATTTTACACAAAAAAACTTTTTCTACGGCTAAAAAAGTAGAAAAAAGAGATATCAAAACTAATACTACATTAGACACATGGACAGCTATTGTAAAAGCCGCTGAATCAGAAGGTATAAAAAATAATATTAAATTTAATGATTATTATTATGTAATTGCAAATGTTTAATATTATAGTAAAATTAAGGACTATCATATCCAACGGCAATAATTTCAGATCCATTAGATTCTGTATCAGATTCATCATCACTATTATCAATAAAATTATTTTCCCTATGTATATTATCGTGAAGATATGGGAAAACTTCATACACTAGATTATGAGTATTAATTGCTTCTTGATCTTCATCATCAATAAGTTCTTGAAGTTGATATATTGTTTGTCTAAGAAGATCTTCAAAATTTTCATTATAAATAAATTGATTAAAATCATAATAATCAATGATGGTTCTACATGAGAGATAATTTCCATAATAAATAGAACCTATTAACATATTAATAATATTAACAACATTATCATTTTCATATGTGATATCATACAATACATCTTCAAATTCATTAATAGAGATTTCTCTATTTCCATATTCGAAATATTCATTAAGTGGAATATCAAATGAATCCATATTAAATATAATATATTTAATGTATAATTGTTATAGTTAAATAACAATAAATAAGACATTCAAATTTTTTTCAAATATATCATATTTTAAAAACTTATTTTTTAGGAGGTCTTGGTAATGTTACTGTACGATTAAACCACGGCGATTCTTGATCAAACATATTTTTAAATAGAGATGATTCTGGTGCTTGAGCTAATTGTTCCTCATAATATGTTTTTGGAATAAATCTATATTCCACCCTCACATTTTTTTTAAGGGCTGTATATTTTTGTTCATAAATGCTATGAATAATTAAAAATATACCTAAACAAAAGAAAAATATTATAATAGATCTCATTTAACATAATTACATATAAATTTTATTAAATATTAAATTAATTATGGCGAGTTGTTGATAATTCAGCGAATGCTGCTTCTAGAGAAATACCCTTTTCCTTAGCATAAACATGTGCCATAACTTCTTCATCCACAGGTTCAACTACGGGTTCAACTACAGGTTCAACTACAGCAGGTTCAACTACAGGTTCAACTACAGGTTCAACTACAGGTTCAACTACGGGTTCAACTACAGGTTCAACTACAGGTTCAACTACAGGTTCAACTACAGGTTCAACTACAGGTTCAACTACGGGTTCAACTACAGGTTCAACTACAGGTTCAACTACGGGTTCAACTACAGGTTCAACTACAGGTTCAACTACAGGTTCAGTCACATTTTCAGCTTTTGGTGAATTTACAGGACAAGATGGTGTTTCAATAACTTCATTCTCTTTATTTTTAATCCAATTATCTTTTTCTCCAAGTTTTTCTTTTGTTTTGAGAAATTGTAGATCTCTCTTTCGCTCTTCAAAGAAGATATCCTTTTTGGTTTGGTTTTCCTTATAATTTTTCATTAATGTATTAAGCTGTGTTTCAGCATATTCTTGATCTGTAATATCATCAGGATTAGGACTCCATGGGCACCAACAGCCCACTTGAGCAACATAAACATTAAATTTATCATCCATGCGTTTTAATACTTGAGATCTAATTTCAGCTTCTTTCATAGTATCAAATACGCCCCTAATTTTAATCCCTCGAATACTTGTTTGAAAATCTACTTTTTCATGGAAAAGTGATTCTAATTCTGAACTCCTACTATTAACAAAATTTAGATATTCATCTTGGATATTATCAGGATTAAAGACATAAGTATATCTATCTTTAATCATTTTAAGAACATCAACTTCTTCTGAATATTTATTAGATAATTTATCAAAGAATTCATTCATATCTTTAGAGAATTCACTAATGAATTGTTCAAAGAAATATACATCCTTTTTTTTCAGGATTTCTTCAGGAGATAAGAAAGACATACATACGAAATTTTGCCCACGAAGGGGAGGATCTTGATCGAGATAATCTTCTTCTTTAACAGAAACGGTAGTCATTTTAATTTTATAATTAAAATAGTTTTAAGTGGTTTTATTTTTGCGTATTTAATTCAATTATTTATTAATATATTTTTTTCTTTAATTAGAATATATAAAGATGCAAGGCGATTTTTCAGTAGACGGAAAAGAAATTGTTGTAAGAATTATCAAATACGTATTAGAAGGCGCTATGGTAGCAATTGCTGTTGCTTTAATTCCTAAACAGAAGCCATCTCTTGAAGAAGTTTTAACTGTAGCTTTAATTGCAGCTGCAACATTTTCCCTCCTCGATATGTTCGCACCCAGTATTGGTCAGTCAGCTCGTCTAGGTGCTGGATTTGGAATCGGTGCCGGTCTAGCACAATTCCCAACTGCTCGCCCAATGTAATAATTTTATCAAATTAAAAATAATTGATAAAATTATTGAACCAAATAATAAAAGCAGTATGGAAGTTTTAATTTTCCAATTCCCGGCAAGTTTGCTGAAAAAATTAGACAATCTACCCGACCATGTTTGCTCGAAGAATCAGACAATCACCAGTTTGGGTGCCGGTTTTATATTTTAAACATCTTTATCTAATTTTTCATATGAATATAAATATTCGTATGTCCATTGATTTTTATTTGAAGGATTAATATATAAACTCATTTTTCCCTTTTTATCATTATTTGAAATAAAACCATTAATACAAGCTAAGCAATTATGATTGACTTTACTTGCAAAATCATAATAATTGGTGATTCGCAAATGGCCGCATGCACAAATAATTGTAAATTTAAATTTACGAACATGTTCAGTTTTAGCATCAAACTCTACTTTAGTTGTTTGTACAATTGCTCCTAATTTATTAAAACGATCTACAAATGATTCGTACATTGTTGTAAAAAATAATAAATCAAATTTTTATTCAGAAGGAACGAATAATTCTTTTAATGATCTGGCACTTGGTTCTAAAGTATCACACCATGTGCTTTTCCAATAATGTGGAATTACCTGTTCATTTTTATAGTATTTATTAAAGACATTTCTATAATACAATGCTTCCTTAGTATGTGGTGTACAAAATGTATATTTTGTCGATTCAATTAGAAAATCTTCATATGATATTAATGTGTCAATATGTTTTTGAATAATCTTATACCAGCTTTCATCATTCGATGTTAGACCATCAGAAAATGTTTCTTTGCTCCGATTAAGAACATTACTGGGTAGTACATTATCATTTTCAAAAGCTTTTCTCAATAAAAATTTTTCGATTTTATCATGACACATTCGTAATTTTGGATCAATAGATTGAATATATTTAATAAGTTCCCTATCACTAAATGGAATTCTTGCTTCAAGACCATTTGAACTAATGCAACGATCAGCTCTAAGATTATCAAAATAACAAACCTCCTCTAAAAGTCGATTCGTTTCATTATGTAAAGCTTCGCAATCTGGCGCCTTTTTAAAGTAAATATAACTTGACATTTCTTCATCTGAAAGTTCGCCACTTAAAATACACTTATAATTGGTATTTTCTTTAATATATTTTGCTACTAAGTAATTTCCACAAGATGCGCGGATCGAAGTTATATCCCATGTTTCAGTTACTCGAATAACTTCTTCAATAGCATCTAACATTTCTTCTCTACTTACAAGAACTTCATGATGTTCACTTCCAATAAAATCAGCAACTTTTTGAGCATATTTAAGATCAGTAGAACCTTTCATACCAATTGAGAATGTATTAAGTTTATTATCGGCTTTAAGGGAATACTTTGAAATGATTCCACAAATTAATGATGAATCTAATCCTCCAGATAAAAGACAACATAATGGTCTATCAGTATTAGACACCCTTTTTTCTACGGCTTTAATAAGGAGTTTACGAATTGTAGGTAATATGATTTCTAAATTTGTTTCCATATTTTCAAGATATGGTTCAGAAATAATATTATATTGTTTCACAGACCATTCAAAAGTTTTAGTATCAATAATCATAAATGTAGATGGTCTAAATTGTGCTGAGTTTTCTGGAAATAAACTATCAATTGCTTTTAATTCTGATGCAAATGCGATCTTTTTAGTATTTTCATCAAAACCAATAAATAATGGTCTAGTACCTACATTATCCCTTGCTGCAATAATTTTATTATTTTTACTATCATAAATAATAAAAGCAAATTCACCATCTAAACTATTACAAAGATGATACATTGCAGTTTCGATATTATGTTCATATTTTTCATATAAATGATAATATAGTTTGATAATGGTTTCACAATCAGAATGTGATGAACATTTTAAGTCAAAACTTTCATTTAGTTCTTTAAAATTATAAATTTCTCCATTACATACTAATATCATATCATGCATGTACATTGGTTGATTACCATCATAACTAAGATCATTGATTGCTAAACGGTGAAAGCCAATGATCATATTTTTTTCAATGAAAATTTGTGAATGATCTGGACCACGATGTTGAATCTTCATAAATTGTTGAAGGACATTAATGATATCAAATTGTTCAGCTTCATTTAAATATAAAAAAATACCACACATTATTGTATTTATTAAACTATTATTATCATTAATTCTTTAAATCACAATCTATTTAATAATAAAAATTGAAATAATTTTATTAATATGTGACACAAAATGTTTAAATACCGTCAAAGTATTTACGGTGCAGATATAATCACTAACTGTCATAGATGTCCGGTCTTAAATTTGTTTATCAATATTATTTTAAACTTGAAAAACATGATATTTAAAACAAAAACCGAACAGATATCATTAGATGTAGCATTATTGACATCATTGAATAACGATGTCATTGGAAAAACATGTAGTTATTTAGATTACACAGATATTTCAAATATTATCTTAGCCTCTAAATCTTTATCTCAAATTATTATAGGTGCTAAACATAATATTACAAGCGAATATATATTAAATAAAAAATATAGTTTACAATTATTAAAAAAATTTTCATCTTTTAAAAATACAAACAAATGCGATTACTGGGAAAAACTGTGTGAAAATAAATTAGAAAATAGTGTATATATTCCAAATATATTAATTCGAAATAGATCTCGAGGAGATCATTGTCTGTTTTTTATACGTGATATTGATGTTATTACATCAATTAAAATAAAGGGATCATTTGAATCTATTGTTTTTGAAATAGGTGGTCAAACTATTTTAAGAATACATCCTATACAATTACAAATTCAACAAAAAGACAAGGATGATTATATTGAAATATTAAATATGAATCATCTGAATATACATAATATAATATATCATGACACATGTATAAGAGCTAAAAAATGTGATATTGAATATCAAATTACAGGTTATAATTTTCCAGATCTTCAAATACCAAACTTAGAGTCGATACATTACTCTATAAAACAGATGTCATTTTGTGAAGAAATAGATATTAAAAACAAAGAGAGTTTCAAGTATAGAGGAATTTTTAATTTATCAGCGATTTGTATAATTTTAGTTATAGAACCAGATAAACTAAAATCAGTTGAATTAAATATAGGTACTGAAACTCATAAAATAGATGCGAAATATTTAAAAGTTAAAAATGTTATTAATACAGAATTTTACAATTATAATATACCATTTGAAAATTGTTATTATATTCCATTATTTAATATATTCTCTTCTACAATTAATTCATTCAATATTAATATTGAATTTGAAAAAAAAAATGATTACAATATAACAATATTATATATAAATGAAAATATATTGAATACAATGAGTGGAATGGCGGGTCTTTGTTTATCTTAATTTAAATAAAGTTTTAATTTTATCTAAATCAGGTTTTGTATACTCAAATAAATAAGCTTTACTCCATGATTTATCATCAGATTCTGGATTTAAATATATTGATTTTTTGGTATCTACATTAATGTATTTCCTTTCAATTAATTCATTTTCAGGAATTATATAGAAGTGTTGTTTATTGGGAATATTTAGCCAATAAAAATCGGCATCTCCCTTTTTATAAGACGTAAATTCTCTACAACCATTTATTTTTCCATTATTTTTATGAAGACTAAATTGCGCAGCATTCTTTTTCTGAGTATAACCAACCTTTTCTTGAACTCTATATCCATTTAAAATAAAATCATAAACCAAACCTTGTTTATCACTATAAATATAACCTAGATTAATTTTTTGTTCACGATATCTAACATATTCATATTCTAATTGTTGACATTCTGAAATAGGTGTATTAATAATATTAAAATTATATTTTGGAAAAGTTTTATAAAATGCATTGAATTTTTCAACCACATTTTCGATTGAAATCTCAAATTCAGAATACTTTGAATTATATAATCCGATTGCTATTTTACTTTTTACATTAATTGTATTTCCATCAAAAGCCCACATTTTCTTATCGTTTTGGCAAATACATAATATAATGCAATTTTCATATTTAGAATCACATTTGAAATTATATCCACGCAATGGTTTAATTGTTGATTTAACTTGTATCATCATCCATAAATCATTATTATTATTTTTAGGTTTTAATGCCAAATCTGCAAGGCATCCTTCTCTAGTAAATTTAATATCAAATAAACTTTCATTAATTTCTTTGAAATATATTAAGTTTTCATATTCTAAATTGGAATTTTTTAATGGATTTAATATTGCATTTTCTTTTTGAATTTTTGCAGAAGTATTAATAATACATTTAGGACAGATGATTCCAGTCCCTCGATTTTTAAATACATTTAACCATACTTCATGTTCATGTCCACATGAAGCAATATATTTATATTTTTCTGTAGTGGAATGTTTATTTTTATTAAATTCTTCTTCGTTGATTAATAATTTACAACCCTTTTCTTTAAAAGCATTGTCGACTTCTTGAAAATTAACCATATATAAATAAAATTTGAATAATATTAAAATCAAATTTTATTTTAAAAATAACTGGGGTAGCCGGGCTCGAACCGACGACTTTTTGATTAACAGTCAAATACTCTGCCAACTGAGTTATACCCCAAGTAGAATCTAATGAATAATCATAATTAATTAATTAATATCCATTACATTCTAAATAACTATTATAAGTTAGTTTTATATAGTTTTCATTTGATAATTAATGTTTAATTGTATTTAAAGAGCATCAATATTAATTAATTGGAAACTCCTTATTAAGTTTGATTAGTCCCTTATTTAATTGATGATATATATATGGTAAATTATATATAAGGAAAGCTTGTGCTTCTGGTAATTTAGTATTAGTTCCGTGCATTCTACCTTCCAACGTTCTTGAAGAACATCTTTGAACATATATCTAATATCAGATTCTTTAGTAATATTTAAATAATATTTATATTCCACTAATACATAATTTAACGGCTTTATAAAGACTTCTACCAATCCAAATAACAGATAAATATAAAATTCTGCTAATAAAATCTATAGCAAATCCAAGTAAGAATAGAAGAGATAAAACATTTAAGAAAAAAAGTGTGAAAGTTTCATTAAATACTACTATTACACTCAAACCTTGCGAAAATGTAACAAAACATATTGCAACTATAAATTCATAACATCTACTATGACATAATTCATCACACAAATCATGTTCTAAAAGATATCTATCTGGATTAAGTGCAAACCAAATAAAAATACCTGAAAAGGCTAATTCTAAAAATCTACCGAATAAAAATATATATTCCGCTATTGACAAGTTTTCACTACGATGTTTCATCCTAACTCTGTTTTTTGAAAAATTAATTCCAATAAATGCAGTTATAATTATATCATAAAATACATATATCCAAGCAGCCCAAAAATATTGTTGAGTAACAAACATTCCATAATCGCTACCTATAAAAATACCAAATAATGTTATTAATAATACAGATAAACTATTCCATATATGAGTAAATAATTCAAGTCGAATCCAAAAATGTTTAGCTAATGTTTTAATAAATACAGTATCAATTTTAGGGTTAACTTCTATTGGAAAGAAACATTGCCATAAATTAAGTTTACGGGAATTAAGTCTGATAACAATTTTTTGAGTATCAATTAAACATTCACATAATATCATAATACATGTGATAACTAATAAACCATTAAAAGTTGCATGATTCTGTTTTATATTATCATAATTTGATACAATTAAAGTTAATAGTGAGAACATTATAATTTTAATCAAGCCTATAGGTGAAACCTTAAAATCATCTAAAGACCTAAAAATTTTATCTCCTCTGTCTTTCATATCAATATCATCATGACTAATCAAATTATTATAATTATGTTGATGTAATAAATCAATGATATTTTCGAATAAATTATTATTAATGCTTACTATTATAAATAACAATACCATTGCAAACCAAAAAATTAATGATGGAATTTCCATATTAAAACCACTTAATACTGCTAGTAAAAATATACTATATATATTTCTTATTTTTTGTGATTCATTCTCAAAATTAATAAATATTGCTTCAATAGAATGTTTAATTAAAAAACACTCCTCAATATATTCTAAATTCAATTTTTCTTTGACTCCAATTTTAAAACCTTCAATGAAGGATGTCTCTGTAGATATTGGAATATTCTCTTTATAAATTTCAAACTGTGTGTTCATTTTTTTTATAAAATTACATACTAGGCCATAATTGAAACCATATTTATATTTTTCAGTATCTATTATATCAATTTTATCAATTTTATCTTCCATTACTCTTATTTTATAATATTTTTATTTGGATAAAAAATTTTATTTTTTTATTGTATTACTATTTGTAAGAATAGGACACCATCCTTCATATTGTTCTGATGTATATAATTCTTTTCTCTTATATTCGCCTTCAACAATATTATCAAAAAATTTATTAAATTCACCATGATTTTCATTATTTTCGGGTTTTTTTGAACTATTCATATATCTTAATTGATGGGGTGTTTTGGATTTTAAACTAGTATTTGTTTTATCACTTTCATTAGTTTTAAATGTAAAATTACTTTCTAAATCAACAGATTGAACAGATTGAACACTCTGGTTTGAAACTATATTTTGATTCATATCTTTGTTTAATTTAAGATGTTTTTTGTATTCTAACGAACTCATTTTTCCATTATATACATCTTGTGTTTTCCTTTCATCAAAAGAAGTTCTCTGAGTTTTCCTTTCATCAAAAGATGTTCTTTTATTGCTTTCAAAAGGAGAGGCTATTTGATCAAAAGATCTGCGATTTTTAAAGGCTTCAATATTTATATTTATATGATTATTATTATTATCATTATTTTGCGATATTTCTTTATCAATATTAGCAACTGTTTCTTTTTTAATAAAATAATCAAAAAAAAACATTTATTTTATATAAATAAATTATTTAAAAAATCAAAGGTTTTTATACTGTAGTTGGTTTTGTTAATTCTGGAACAATATCAAAATCCCAACCAAGAACAATAATCATAAAGCTATTACATAATGCTGTCATAATTGCTCCAGCTGTCATCGTTCTAATTCTATGAAGTTGTGAACCACTTTCATAAAATTCGATGAATTCTCCATTTAGTAATTGATTTGATGAATCAATATATAACATAAGTGCAACTGAAAATAAACCTACAAGGGGGATTTTAATTTTTTTAGACATGTCTAGAAACATAGTTATCATAAAAATCATTAAAATTGTTACTTCATAACTCATAATAAACCACGATTGTCTATAAACATTCATACATGAAATATAAGGCGAGACCTCATTCAATACATTTGCATAAATACCATCATCCCCACAATTATATTGCATTGAAGAAAGTCCACCAGTAAATACACACCAACTAAAGAATGTAAGAAGGGCAGTCGAAGATACACATATAATACTCATTTTAATATTGTAAATTAAATTACTCTTAAATAATTTTAAAATAACTATTTAAAAATAACTTTCATAAACTATAAAATGTATTCTCAACCCTTCACTATGATGAAAAGATATAATCAAATGCGATGTATCTCAAATATGGGTGCATTACATTATTCAGATGATGAATGTTGTATGATGCCAGCATGTCATCGAAATAAATGTCATAATTCAAAATGTAATTATAAATTTGTTGTAAAAGACGATAAAGATCAAGATTCTTTATCAAAATAAAAAATATTTAAGGGTAATTACAATATTAAAAAAATTTGATTTAAAATAATTTGAATATCTAATTATATCTAATTATATCTAAAATGCTAAGGGTTAAAAAAATCAATTTAGAAGCCTCTCTACCTAAAAAAGGTCGTGTAGGTGATGCAGGTTGGGATCTATCGAGTGTAGAGGATGTAATTATTCCCCCACAGTCTTGGAAACTTGTAGATACTGGTCTTGGAATTGTTGTTCCTGATGGTACTTATGGTAGAATTGCCCCAAGATCAGGAGTGAGTACAAAAGGTGTATCAGTAAATGCGGGCGTAATTGATAAAACTTATCGAGGAAATTGTAAGGTTTTACTTGTTAACCATTCAACAATTAATAATTTTGCAATTGGAAAAGGTGATAGGATTGCTCAATTAATTTTAGAAAAAATTGTTGATGATTGTGAAATTATTGAAGTTGATGAATTAGATGAAACTATTAGAGGTGATAATGGTTTTGGTAGCTCCGGAATTTAAAAAATCAAGAATCGTCCCAAGAATATCCTAAATAATTATAATAATCAACAATATCATTATATTTTTCACCATATAAATTTTTAAGAATTTCAATTAAATATAATTGTTTTGAATGATGTCCATCATTTAATAGACCACTGATTGTGAGATTTGCGATTTTATTAATGTCATTATCATTTAAATTATTATTTAGCAAGGGTTCTTTATAAAATTTACTATTATATGGTATACATTCATTACAATACCAGATTGAATTATTATCAATTGAAATTTCAATATTTTTTTGATCAAAATACTCGACACAATTAAAATGAAAGTTTTTTTTACAATATTCACATTGATACATATGTTCTAAATTATCAGAAAATAAACATACTGAGCAGGCCATTTATTTAAATATTATGAATTATCGTTATATGATTTTCTATTAATAAAATGTATTTATAAATATAAAATGAGTGATCTATCATCCTTTATCATTAATAATAATATACTTACGACCATGGCCGCAGTAACAATTGGTTTCAGTACAGGGGTAATGATACGGTCTTTAGTCGCTGATATTGTATTACCAACAATTTATAAATTATTTTTATTCAGGGTTAAATTTGTTTCTGGTGCTTTTGCGCCAATTAGCAATACAAATATAGATACATTTATAAAAGAGTTTATTTCATGGATTTTTGTTATTATTATAACTTATTTATTAATAGAATATGCTTTAAGACAATGGGTTTTCAAAAAACCTTATTCTCCCCCATTTCAAGAGACGATACAAGAACAAGAAAAACGTAAAAATGAATTGTCTATAATTAGTTCATTGGGAACTGAAGCATTTAGATCAAGATAGAAAAATTTGATTATTTTTAATATATATTATAATAAATAATATAATGAATTCTAAATCTTCATGTGATGATCTCTTGATACATCAAGAACAAATTGTACCTGAAATTAAAATAGTTAAAAAAAAATATATTAAGAAAATCAAAGATATTGAGGTTCAAGAAAATAAAGATGAATCTGTAATTGTTAAGAAAAAAGATATTATAAAACCAAAATCTCCTGAACCTGAAGAATTAGAAAAATCATATAATAATCATCAAAATCAAAAAATAGATAGGAAAGCAGATTTAATTGATTCTTTAGATAAATTAAGGAAAAAAGAATTTGCTAATAAAGAGACATGGAAAGCTAGAGCTTATTCAATAGTTATAAAAGAGCTTAAAAATCTCGAAGGACCTATATATACATATGATGATGTAAAAGGTGTAAAAGGGATTGGTAAAAGTATGGAATCTAAGATAAAGGAACTCTTAGAAACAGGTTCTATGTCACAATTAGCAGATTATAATGCAAATGGACATCTGAAAATAATTGATGAATTACTTAAGGTATATGGTATAGGTCCATCAAAAGCTAAAGAATTAGTTGAGAAAAACGATATTAAAAATATTGAGGAATTAAAAAGTCATCCAGAATTACTAAATGATAAACAAAAAATAGGTTTAAAATATTGGGAAGATTTTGAAAAAAGAATTCCCAGGAAGGAAATGGAAAAACATGATGAATATTTAATGTCAATAATTAAAGAAGTTGATCCAAAAATCGTAGCAACTGTAACTGGTAGTTATCGAAGGAAAATGAATGATAGTGGAGACATAGATGTATTGTTAACACATCCAGATGATCCAGATGACTTTGAAGCTGTTTTAAAGTTACTCGTTAAAAAAATGGAGAATGATTATATTAAAGATGTTTTGGCTTTGGGAAGTAAAAAGTGTATGGCTGTCTGTCGTCTTAAAAGTCATAAATCATTTAGAAGGTTAGATTTATTTTATACAAGAAAACATGAATATCCTTTTGCAGTAATGCATTTCACAGGAAGCGGTCCATTTAATATTAAAATGAGGAATATAGCTTTATCTAAAGGTTATAGTTTAAGCGAGTATGGTTTGAAGTATGATGATAAAGAAGGAAATTTTGTAGAATATGAATTTAATGATGAAAAAGATATATTTAAATTTTTAGAGGTTGATTATGTTGAGCCTGAAAATCGAAAATAAAAATACTTAAATATAATATAAAATGTTACTCAGTAAAAAGAATTACTATAGATTTAACCGTAGAAATTATAATAAAGTTTTTGCAGCCAAAATTAATATTGCCGAAGTTTTGAAGAGTTCTAAAGTTAAAATAGCACAAATAGCACCAGCTGTTCGTGTAGCTATTGGTGAACCATTAGGTGGAATTAGTGTTAGTGCTAAACAATTAGTTACTGTTCTTAAAGATATGGGTTTTAATTATGTTTTTGACACATCTTTTACAGCTGATTTAACAATTATAGAAGAAGCAAATGAATTAATTAATAGATTAGTGAATGGTGGCAAGATACCTATGTTTACATCATGTTGTCCTGGATGGATTCAACTTGCAGAACAATCATTTCCAACAATAGTAGATAATATATCTACATGTAAATCACCTCAAATGATGATGGGTGCTGTTATTAAAAATTATTTTGCTAATAAAATTAACACTCCACCTGAAGATATAATGATGGTATCTATAATGCCTTGTGTACGTAAACAAAGTGAAGCAGATCGACCAGAAGGGGATACTACTGGAAGAAGTCGGGATGTTGATTTAGTTATAACAACAAATGAACTTGCATTAGAAATAAAAGAATTTATTAATGTTAATAATATTCAATTAACTAATATTCACGAGTCTGAATTTGATAATCCTCTAGGGTTTTCAACAGGTGGTGCTGTTATTTTTGGTAGAACTGGTGGAGTAATGGTAGCAGCTTTACGATATGTTTATAACAAATTCACTGGGGAAACTTTAGATAAAATCGAATTTCATAACGAAGAGGATTATAATAATATTAAAAGTGCTAATATTATTATTAAAAGAGAGAATGATACACCAATCGAATTGAATGTAGCTATTGTAGTTGGTTTAGGTGATGCTAAAAAAATTGTTAAAGATATTTTAGCTGGTACATGTAAAAAACAGTTTCATTTTATTGAAATAATGGCGTGTGCGCCTTTAGGATGTGTAAGTGGTGGAGGACAACCACCTGTTGGAAAAGATAAAAAAATTCTAGAAAATCGTAAGGATGCTTTAAATAAATTAGATGATAATGCAGTAGAAAAATCAGCACAAGAAAATATATATATAGAAGAGTTATATAAAAATTATTTAGGAGAACCTGGTGGTCATATTGCACATAAACTATTACATAAAAATGATAATCATATATAATTTTGAAGTAATGTAGTCATTGAATCTATATATTTTTCTTTTGTTTGTGCATAATTTGCACGATCAATTTGAGGTAAAACTAATTCAATCGCTTTCTCTATATTTGGTGCTTCATTGGGATGATATTTCAAGAGGTAATAACAAAGAAATGGAATTGATCTCTGATATCCACTATTACAATATATGAAAATATTTGGTCTATTTTCTATTTTTCTATACTCTTCTATTTTTTCACATTGTTTATTATATTCATTTATATCTACTTCGGTATTATGATTATTATAGATCATAATATGATGATCAATATTTAAATGCTTTAATTTATAATCACTTTCATTAGGTAAAATTGCAATAATATATTTTACATTATTCTCTTTAATTATTTCGTCTATATTTGGTAATGCAGCATATTGTTTATCAATAATAAATATATTCCAAATAATATGACATAATGAATATTTTGGAGCTATAAATTCCTCATTAATATTTTGATTAATTATATTACTTGGTTTAATGTAAGTTTCTAATGGATTTAAATCTTTATACATTGACCATTTACTACATATTAGACTATTATCTAAATGTTTATTTAAATTACCTACATTAGAAAAGACAGTATTACATATAAAACATTTGGTTTTTTGTTCTTCCAATTCAATATCATTACATGGAAGTTGAAATTTATCATCAATATAATCTTTAATTCCTGGTTTTAATTTAATCCAATCATTACATAATGGTTGTCGTATATGATGTTTCTTCAAATTATAAATACTTGAATAAAATTTATTACAAGCTTCACATTGTAACATTCTTTATTATCCATAAAGGAATTTAAATTCCATTTTAAACACATATTATTTTAAAATTATATAAATGCTAATTATGGTATTTAATAATCCACAAATGAAATGGTATTAAATTAGATTGATACATTTTCGTATATCACATGTCAATAAATATTGCGTTTGAATATTTTGTTTTATGTATGATGTATATAATAAATACATCATAATGTGTATAAATTGTAATTTAGTGGCTCCCGTAGAACATCATGTATGTGATTTATTAGGTATACCATATAATACATATGGTATAGTATCAAATACATTTGACATTTTAAATGAACTTTTAGTTGATATGGAAATACAGAGAAAACATGATAATTTGAAAAGTGGTAAAAAATATAATCCGTCTAAATATCAATATACTGATAATAAAAATCAAGAAGAATCTAAAATGATTAAATTATATAATTATTTAATTGAAAATGATAAATTCTCTATTATATCAAAAATGATTGATGACAATGTAGATCATTGTTCTGTTGTAGAACAACATTTTATAAATTATTTGTTAGTAAAATATTTTGTAAATGATTGGGTTAATAATGATATTATTGTTAATTCTTTTAAAATTCCAGTTTCATTAATAACAACAGAAGAATCTAGG